GTTCCTCGACTACATCATCAAGTACGATGGTACCATTGATGATTCCCATAAGAAAGGCCATTGCTTCATCATACAGACCTTGCGCGTATTGTGGATTCTCTAGTGAATCTTCGCTATACCGTTCACGATAATAGAATGCTGCGATGAACCGACCCGCAATTGCCCTAATCAATTGTGGAACATATCCTACAACTAGAGGATCTGTTTCCGTCGGGTCGGTCCATCCAGCAAGTGTTGTAGCACTATAGACACTTGCCAAGTATCCCCTAATGATGCGTTGTGCATCTACACCCTTTAGGTCGAGTATAGGTGCTTCCATTTCCAACTTATCAGTTGGGAGGAACATATTTACATCATCAAGAGTGGCAAGTGCCATCTAGTTACTACCCTTCGTCCTTAGTTGATTTCTTGCCACCGCTCTGAACCTTAGCCTGCTGTCCAGTTGCGGTAACAGCTTCCAACTGCTCTACGGCCTGACGAGTCTGAAACGTATTAAGTGATTCATCTTCCCACTTCCAACCATCAGGAGGCGCTGTATCACTCAATACACCTTCGGCATGAAGCCCCTGCCATTCAGGATCATCCTCTCCATCCAATCCCAAATCAGCAGGAGTTACTTTATCGCCGATTTCCTTATACAGCCGCTTATGAATGGTACCTACACCACCAGGCTGCATACCTTCCAAACTCTCAACCTCGGCACCAATCTGAATTCGTGCAAGTGCATACGCCATTTAGATATCCTCCTTCCTTAGACGGCTGCAACAGCGGTCTTGATAAGATAACCAGCGAGGTTATTGACGATCTTCAAGTCGAACCGATAGCTAACGCGAACAACATCAGTCTTGCGACCTTCCTCGCGCCACCTATCAGTCGGTCGAATATCACCATTCGGATAAGGACGTGCAAACGTCTTACCGAATGTCTGAATATTCATACCATCGCTATTATCGACAATACCCATCCAAACGTCCTGTCCCCAGAACGATGCAATGGATTCCGTAGCGTCAATGTTATCTGCTGTATTCTCCTTTGAGTCTACAACAAATACATTCATTGCCTGAGCTACACCTTCGGGAAGTCCCAAGATAGCGCGCCATGCATCAGCATTAAACACTGATGTGTACGTGTACCTAGCAACAACCCTAGGATGGTTCTCAATCACACCAACTGCATCGAACGGAATGACCAACGTATTAGGCCACTGACCAGTTGCCTTATAGATAGTCTGTGCCGCTGTTCGCAAGTTAGCGACTGGATCACTTGTTGAAGAAACACCGCCGGTGTAGTCAGACCACTTAGAAGCACCTGACAACGTAACGGTGTTACCACCTGTGTAGTTAGATGCATTGCGGATAAGTGTAGCTACCTGTGACTCATGCTCCAACAGCAATGCGCGAGTAACAAGTTCCGTTGCATCCCTATGAGGATCAATGTCCAATGCACCGCCGAGATTAGTCTGACCAACCCCACCTGGACTATTGAGTTCCTCTTCTTCTTCATCGTATACTGGAGACTGGAGTGAGTATTCTTTAACGAGAAACGTATCTTCACTCCACTTGCGTCCAGAAATCTCATTCGCAACCGTACCAGGGGCACGATGTGCGAATGCTGCACGCATCCAGTTACTTCTATCGAATACACGATAACGACCATTGCGTGTATTCACTCTGGTAATCGGCAATAGCCTTTCACCATAGAGATTCTGCGGTTTGAACCCAACCGAGAAACCGGACAGGATGGGATCAAATACCTGGAGATCACCAGGATCATACATTTATTCCCTCCTTTCCGTTAGGCCGAAACTGGGCCAGGACTGATATCGAGGTGGACACCGACATCTTGACCAGAACCAGTACAAGGTTCATCACAAATGCCAATGAACCTAGCACCAGTGTTGGCAGCAATTGCCTTACCTGTACCATCAATACCAACTGCGGCACCTTCTGAAATTGCTCCAGCACTTTCCATTACAACTCGACCTTCTGTCATAACAGATGCTTTCTTACCCTTTGCGAACTCAGCAGCACTTACGCTGAACAAGGCTACTCCGATAACCATATCACCTTCTGCTGTAACCGGAGTTACCTTCTGCGTACCATCACCAACAAACTTAACTGCTCGCTTCTTAGTGATAGCGGCCGCAACAGGGTATCCTTTTGCAAGTACGAAGTTCTGCGATCGAATAGGCATTAACTACCCTCCTTTATGCTCTTACGGTTGTGCGGAAATAGGCTTCTGCCAATTCGGGATACTTCTCTCCTGCGACCTTAACTGCTGCGTCGTATTCAAGGTTATCCTCATTCATAACACTCTTTACGGCCTCACTAAATGCCATTCGAGGATTATCCGTCTCTCGAAACGTGATAGACTTATCCTCTTCCCTAGTACCCCTCTCACCAATCTCGATGATTGCCTTATCATCACCAATCGACTTGAGAAGATCCTCAAGGTCTACAACTGTTCCACTACCCTCAGAGAACTTCTTATGCGTATTGGCAATCTTTTCGAGAACCAACTGACTAAACTGGTGCTTACCCTCTGGACCAATCTTAACCTGACCAACTTCCTCACTAAACTTAATAGCTTTGCTTTCAAGTCGCTCACGACGCATCTCTGCCAATTCCCTAGCCTGCTCAGGAAATGCCTCAGAGAACTTCTTAGTCTCTGAGAACTGCTTTGCAACTTCCCTAAGAGGACCAACTTCTTCCTTCAAATCATCTACGGCCTTGACAATATCTGCATCCTCAGCAAGACCAAGAGTTTCTCGCAACTTTGCGTCTAGATCCTTCTCATTCTCATTCACGTCATCCTCTTTCGTATTGGTCTGTGGCCGTCCTTCCTCATCTACCTTATCACTATTACCAGGGACAGTTAGATGTCTGTCACCAGCAGAATCATCAGGATTAGTCTGAGGATCAGGTTCCCCTCCACCTGGCTCTGCATGTTCTTCTGCTGCATGTTCGTTCTTTACTTCAGTATCCAATTTGCCTCCTTCTTTCTCATCATAGAGTTCTGAGAAGTTGATAGGCATAATATTCTTGGCGATTGGCCTGTTCGTAAATCCTCCACCTACGATAACATCACGATGAATCAAACCATCGTTATCAGGCCATAGATCCTCCCAATCCAAAGAGAAGTATTTCCATTCATCATCTTCTATTTCCTTTTTAGCTGTGGGAGTGGGTTCAATACCCAACCAAAGTGAATCGCCTCTTACTTCAACTTCTCGCATCCAACCAGATGCTTTATTACCTTTCGATACGTCCAAACCATGTTCGTAGTCTGTAGCTATCTCCTGACCACGAACATTGTTGTGGAAGTTCTTGACAAAGTTGTTAAGCTTATCCGGCGTTACAACAACCTCGCCATACTGCATTGTTTGATATTCCCTTGCGGGTAGTGCTTCAAGCCAAAGAAGATTGTCTTTAAACTCGGCAAACCTCATAGGCTTGACGTATGAGATTAGTTCACCCATTTTCCTACTTTCCGGTACGTTTGCATACAGAGCTTTCTGCTGTGATTTAGCACTAGACTCCGTAGCATGACACGCTACCTTTCTTCCTGTCTTTTGGTTAAAGACTCCCCAAGGTTTATCTGGAGGACATTCACTACTCTGTTTAACTATCCAGGGCATTAACTTACGTTATTTCCTTTGCCCATATTACCGCCACGGTCTGCCCGCGTATTAGTGGTAGAAGTTCCACCACCATTTTGACCACCTGCGTTTTCTCCAACCTTTTCAGATACATTCCATATCTTCTTAACATCAGCATCTGAGAATGCAGGTCTTGGCTCAAGCTTACGCGGCATCTGCCAAAGCTTACGAGTATACTGCTCAGTATCCATATCAGGAGTAATGATGTTCTTATCAACCAAATTAGCTAGACCCGCTGCGAATTGCTGCTGATCGCGCGTATCGCCTAGATTCCTTACACCCAACTTAGGATACCTGTCTGTATCGAAGTTATACCCTACGATCCAGGGAATGAGATACATATTAATAGAGTCACAGATAATACTAGCCAATGCTCTATTAGCCTTCATAAAGATATCCTGCTGCGATGCAGATGTAGCTCTTGCGCCTCCCTCACTTATACCCGCAATGAGAAACTCTGCGAGTACGTTAAGCATAATCATCGCGTTATGATGATTGACTGAATCAATTGCATTGACCAACTGACCAGGCAAATCCATAAACACAAACTCGTAACCTAGAGGTTCAAGTACACCTGCATGTTCATTCGTGCGGATATTCTTAACTAGCTCTAGTGCAGCTAGTTTGTCAGCTTCTTTAATTCCCGGCGGTATCTTAGCTTTAGGTACGCCGATACCATGACGTTCTTTCTGGATCGCATCTACTTTATAAAGATGCTGAATATAATAGTAATGAGGATACGCTGATCGGAGCATACTCTTACCATAAAGATCCCCTGTATCATCCTCATTCGGAAATACAATTGCCTTCTGGATAGGAATAGTTATTTCGTCTATCTTACCGTCTTTGCGGATAGCTTGCTGGACAATCTCCACAGGGCCACCATTGTCGTCGTATACAAATTGCTTTATTGACGATAGTGGTCTTGGAGCAAGCTTACGAAGCATATTGTACTTCTTATGATTAGCACCCTTACGCTTAGGTGCCCAATCCCTTACCTCGAAAACAGTTTCAAATACACTTGATCCATTGTCTACAAATTTACATATTCGCTGTAGATTTATAAGCCAAGGATTTGAACATGCTTCCATGAGATTAAACATAGCGAACTCTGAAATGAGTTGGTCCTCATCATCGTCGGATGCTGGTTCCATGTAATACTCTGCACCCATGATGGACGATTTAACAGACCTAAGAGAAGCTCTACTAGCTGCGTGGAAATTCGACATCTGATAATAGGTACGAAGCTCTTGTCTCTTCGTAGACAATTCAGGGACGATTTCCCGTATTGGTGCAGCTATAGAAGAACCCTTTTCTTGTTCACTTTCCTTGGGTGCATCTACAGCACCCGTAGAAACAAGAGAAGTACCTGAACGGTACTTTCGCGGTGTGAGTATCTGTCTTAGTCCTGCCAACCTAATAACCTACTCTATCATCCAATGTTATACCTTTTTTCATTGTGAAGTAGGATTCTCCCTCAGAACCAAGTTGGGGGGCATTGTAGACGGTACTCAGACTCGTTCCGGCTCCAAGAACAAAGTATTCAGCATGGAAATATCTAAGAGCATCAGGACCATGATCGTCACGATCAACTTGTCCTTCCTTAGCATTCATTCCATTCTTAGAAGGCTTATATTGGAGAGCCTGCATTTGTCTAATAAGGTTAGCACATGAGGGATCTATATATAGTTGTGGTCTACCATCAGGCTGTAGTTGTAGCTTACGCTTGACAGCTTCAATACCACGATTCCAGGGTACTTCCCTAGACCTAGCAACGATAGGCCCAAAATGAATAGCCATAGTTGCAATCTCATCAGCACCAGAAGGATCACCAAACATTGCATCAACATGGTACTGAGGTGGATTCTCTCGATTCTTCAATACAATGGCGTGATCCCATGTGGAAAGGTGACGCACTTGATATTCGCGCCAGACGTATACGTTGTCGGATGGGTCCACCATGATGTCCAAACAGACCAAGGGATCATTGAATCCCCAGTCGAAAACCCAATAGTTTGACCAAGAGGGTTGGTAGTCAATCTGTTTAACGTGAATGACTTGATCGAACTCTTCATATATCTGCCCTTCAAACGAAGTGAACTCAGCAGCATACTCTTGTTTCCAGAATGCACGAGATACAGTAGCCTTAATAGCAAGCAACTTCGGATTGTACTTACCACCAGGATAACGCGCAGCATTTTCCCAAGTAGGAAAGCGCCAAGATTCGTATTGACGCATAGATGGGTCTTGACCAAGTTGCCATAGACCTTGATACCAGTTAAAGCCTTGCGGTGTAGATGGAAAATCAGCAAAACCATCTTTATCAGACAAAGCCGGCTCGATATACATTTCCCATGTTTCTTGTGTATGCCTAGCAGCCTCAGACATAATTACACCATCCAAACCCTCACCCAATAGAGAGTCTGGATTAGTAGCAGAAGCGCATTGCAATACTGTATTCCAGGGGAACTTGATCCGCATATGGCCTTGCTCAACATTATAAGAAATCTTAAGATTCTTCGTAAGACCCAATCTGCGAGTGTAGATATCGTGAATAACACGAAACTCCTTCTCAGCAAGTTTATACGTCGGGCCTACAATCCAATACCATGCATCAGGCTTAAGAATCTCAAAAGCCATATCACTACCGCAAGCGAGAGACTTACCCCAACGGCGTCCACAGCAGGGGATTCTTCTCTTAGCTTTCGACTTATGATAGGAAGCCTGACCTATCGAGTGAGGTACATACTCGATAAGCTCGAAGAACTTGTCTTTGCTAAGATCAGTGAATTCGTACATTAAGATATAACTAGGAAATCGAATGGCCCAAGTACGGGAGTCTCGGGCAAGAGTGTAAATTTAACAAGCAGTTCATAACGATCGGGTATGATGTCTACATCGGTAGTATCAATCAGACAGTGAGCTGTCATACCAGCAGGTACAGTAAGATCAGCATTGGTCTCAGCAATGACAATCTCTTTATCTGATTCCCGACGTACCCAAAACTTAGGAGCAGTACCATCAAGATCAGTCAACTCACCTAGGCGATCACGCACATTTACGGGTACATGCTCAACAGTCCCTTTGACCAGTTCAATCAACTTTAGACCACCACCTTCTGAAAAGGATAGACGCGGAATATTTCAACTCAAGCATTTTACTAAAATATCGGTTGTATGCGAGACTATCCTTCCAACGCATCTGACCAAGAGATGCTATCAGGTCATAAATTTTATATAGTTCATATGCGAAAGGTGTCAATCGCAAATAGATGGTGGCTTCATCTTGCATTACCGAAGAATATTCCTCAGTAGCAAAAGGCACCAATCTAATAACCTCAGTATTAGTATCTACATAGGCAGCAACATCATCAGACGATGGAGTCTCAAATAGATACACTACATTGGAATCATCGCTGATACGCTGTTCTGTGGTAGAAGGTTCGAGTCTTACACGTTCAGTGTCGGCATCAATAAAAATAACAAACTCGTTACTAAGAACCGTAAATGCAAGACGTTCAGTAGCGGCATCAACAAAGGCAGCTATATCGGCCGATGTGGGAACAAGGTTAACTGTCCCGGTATCTGCGTCAGAAAATACCGCTGCATCGGTGTAGGTTGGAATGAGAGAAAGTGTTTCAGTATTGGCATCCACGAAGTCTGCGGTATCAGTGGCGCTCGGTAAAAGGGAAAGAGACTCAGTTGCTGCATCTGTAGTAGAACCTCCGAAGGATTCATCAGCAGAAGGTGTAAATCTTAAATCTTCGGTATTTTGATCGATGTAATCCGCAATATCTGAAGTTGAAGGCACCAGGGTAATGCGTTCGGTGTCAGCATCCGTTCCTTGGAAACTTTGCGTATCCGATGGAGTAAGACTAAGTAGTTCAGATGCTGAGTCCGACGCTTCGAGAATATCACTCGCAGAAGGTGATAGCGATATACGTTCAGTGTTTGAATCAACGTAGTCTGCTTGGTCGGTACTACTAGGTGTAAGTGCCAACGTTTCTGTAGCCACATCATAAGTAGTATGTTCCTCCGCAGTAGTAGAAGGGACAAGTGCCAACACTTCCGTATTACTATCTACAAAATCCGCTATATCCGAACTAGATGGAGTGAGGAATAGTGTTTCGGTATCAGCATCAGTATAATCAACGGAGCCGGCTTCTTGGCTATCAGTACCCGAAGGTGTTAATAGGAGGTATTCCGTATCCGCATCATAGGTTGTATGTTCTTCGGCGGCACTAGGTGTAAGTACCAATGTTTCTGTATCCGCATCGAAAGTGGTATGCTCTTCCGTTGCAGAAGGTGTAAGTGCCAAAATCTCAGTATTACTATCTACGTATTGAGCAGTATCAGTACTAGACGGAGTAAATGATACTCTCGCATCCGAGACGGGAGAATCAACTCTAACCGCAAAAATTAGGTCCTGAGTTACGGGAGTCCATGAGGCTCCAGAGTTGGCGCTATTCGAGTTAGTTCCATTAGGATAATTTCCTGGTGACAATGATCGACTTATCCCGTAAGCATTCAATCCATCAGTTATCGTCCGTTTGATAACTATCCAATAACTAGTCGATGCTGTTAGTGAGAGATATGCACTCAACGGTACGTTCGTAATGCTCTCTACAGCCCCACCTATATTGGCAGCAGGAATAGTACCACTGGCAAGCACGGTTCCACTAGGGGCACCAGCATTATCGGTTTGTATTTCCCACGGTAGCGCATCTGTAGGAGAACCAACGAGCTTATATATCTTTAAACTAAACGACTTCATAAGCCCGTTTGAGTTTAACATAAAGGATTGTGCTCTCTGCTGATTACTGTCAGACAGAGTAATAACATTCAGCGTTGGAGTTCCGAGCAAGTCAATATCATTAGCTCCGACCTCAACAAACTGAGCAGTTTCTACAGCACTTATAGTAAATGCCAATCGCTCAGTTGCCTCATCTACAAAGTCTGCTGCTTCTACACTACTTATGGTAAATGCTAGACGTTCAGTATCAGCGTCATAAGTTGTATATTCTTCCGTAGCGGAAGGCGTTAAGGCTAACCTTACTTCGGCCGCATCTACAGTTTCTAGAACGTCCCAAGTGTCAAACCAAAACGCCTTCCAGCTAATAGGCATACTTTACAGCGGCCAGTCTATTTCTGCCCAAACGACATCAGCATCTACAATATGCGTAGTACCAGCGGCACTAGCAGTAATAGCAAAGATAGATCCGGGTGGAAGAATATATGCACCAGCAGTTTCAAGATCAAACCCGTACTGACCAGCACCAGCAGCAATAGCAGCAGGACCACCAGCAGGCAACTGGTATGCAGCTTGACCGGCAGCAAGATACCCAGTCAAAGCCGTTGCGTTATATGCCTGCATGGAACTAACTCCACCCTGCAATGAAATATCAACGATCGTACCAGCAGGAGTAGTTGAAATATCTCCAGAAGTAAGACCACCAACAATATAAAACGGTCCACCAGGCGTACCAGAACGAGTCTGTGTCCTTACCTTGGTAATAACTGCTGCACGAGTGTTACCGATTGGATTATAAATACCAACAATCGGCTGCAATGCTGCCGCAAGCGCACCAAGGTTGTTAGCTGTTACTGTAAAACCAACAGCACCCAACGCAAACATACGCTTATTGCGAGCAGCCTCAAAGTAACGACCAAAACCAACATCGTTAACAATGAGTTCTGAGTATGGACCAGCACGACCATCTACTTCAACATTCCAACCTGCTCTACGTTCACCTGCAACGAGTTCGGCGAGCATCTACTCCTTACCTCCTACTGTAGATTCTACATAGTTTGCTGTATTACCCTTAATATCAAGTCTCATTCCTTTAGCCATCATTAGTATCAAAGATCCAATCCCCCTATTCAGCAATCGCATCTCTTCCAGTAATTCGTCATTCGATACAGGTATGGCTTTATTGAATTGTGGACCCTTCTCAAGAGGTTGTCCATCACTATCTGTAATTACAACAGCTTCTTCGTATTCAGATGCATCAATTCTAGTACCAGACGTATCGTCAGGAACTAGAACAACATATGCTCTTAATTTCTTGCCAGATGAATCTGGCGGGAGTTCAATGTATCCCTCAGCCATACCCCTCCTAAATTACGAAGATGTCGAATGGGCCTTCTCTTGGTACTTCTGATCCGATAGTCCAAAAGAAGAATATCTGATACCAACCTGGTGCCCAAGGCCCAGACGTTGTATCTACCAATGCCTGTAGTGTCATATTTGTCACGTTACAGTTAACATCATTCTGTTTAACTGTGCCAGGGGCATCGGCTCCACCATTATCGACAACTATAACATCGAATTTAGGAGTCGTGCCTACAAGAGTTGTAACAACGCCGGTAGTATCTACAACTTCGGCGATGACATACTCTTTAGTTCCTTGAGCTAGCCTAATTGCGGATACTGCCAAAGTTCCTCCCTAACAAAGAATCTCTGATGCTGTGCCTATTATATTTGTATGCCAGCGATTATCGAGACTTCCTACAGTCCAATACGAATGTGGACTCTGCATATTCCAACGCTTAAATAGGTCAATGTCGAAATCGGGATTAGCGGGTGCATAACATTCGTGTGAAGTAATCGTAAATCGGAAATCTTCTGTACCAACATCATACGATTGCTTTGATTCCAACGCCGATACTGACAACGCTAGTGTCTTGGTAGCTGCATCTACATACTGTGCAGCTTCTACACTAGATACTGTAAATCGAAAATCTTCCGTAGCCGCATCTATATTTCCTGTTAACGTATCTGTACCAGAAGGAGTAAGAGCAATTCTCTCAGTATCAGAATCCACATAATCAGCCACATCAGTGCTAGAAGGAGTAAAAGCAAGCGTAACAGTCGCGGCATCTTCATTTGCGGCATCTGATGTTAGCTGAGGTAGGTTGCGGTTTAGTATTTGAGTACCTTCCAGGGGAAGTTACGACTTGTACCCGCTGCTTGCTTCAATGTGAATCTAAGAGAGCCTGAATCAGTTAGCTCGTTAGCTATGGGTACAGATATAGCAATCAAATCATCTGCGTCTTGAGCGTTCGTTCTTATTTCCCTATATGCAACTCTTCGTGTACCACCAGTTAGAATTATCTGATAGACTCTGAGTTCTAGAGAATCGCCGGCCGCCATATTGACCAAATCAACATGTAGCGTAAATACACCAGCAACAGCTACATCTAGCAAAGTATGTTCTGTTGTTACTGTTGCTGTCTGAGTTCCTGAGCCTTGTGCTGTTACTGCCACTTAAAACCCCGATTCTGTCCAGGTAAAGCCCATTAGTGGATAAATAGCAAATGCACCTGCGGCTGGTGTAAATGTTGCAGGCAAAGGCAATGCACTATCTTCCTGCATCAATCCATTTACGCGCAATACACTAGCTCCTGCACCCGCCGAAGCTTGAATTCTCATACTGGTACTCGATGCAGCCATTGCCATGTAATAAGACCCTGGCGCTAGTAGTATTTCTGCTGTAGCATTTGCTATCTGAGTTGCTGATGTACCTGATTGTGCAGTTGATCCTGTAGAAGCTAGTTTGTTCCCCAGGATATCATAGATACCCATATCAATGTTACCTGCTACGGCTGATCCATTCAACCAGAAAAATCTCTTTATTCTGTATTCAAAATCTATTTGGAATGGAACGTACAAAGCCCTATTGTTAGCAGGCCAAGCGGAACTTGTTGGAGAACCTCCAGAGAATCCATTTGCAGCTATAGGTCCAACAGACCATCTATTGTACGTTGTTATAGCTACTGGAACTTCTACTCTCATGCTGATCCTAGCGTAAAACTAAATTGGGGTATCTTACTCTCAGTCGAACCTGTACTTGCAAATGTCGCATTTGCGGGTAGTGGAAATGCGCTTGCTTCTTCTCTAACTCCTGCGTATCTACAAAAAGCCCCAAGGTCCATAGCTGCACCAAGCATTGTATGAGTAGTGTTATCTAGAACCATTGCCATGAACCAGTATCCTGGTGCTAGCAGCGTATCGGTAATGTCAATACTCTGTACCGCAGTAGCACCCGCTAGAGCTGTAGAACCAGAACTTACTTTCCTAACTCCATTGTAATCGTATATCCCTACGTCAATGTTACCACTTACCGTACTGCTATTAATCCACATACATCTCTTTATCAGTATAGGCTTCCCAATAATGAAGGGTATATACAATGCTTTGCTACCAGTACCCCAGGTTTGGCTAGTGGTCCATTTACGGTTAACGCTTTGTGTAAAATCACTTAATGGAGTGCATTGACCAGAAGAGCATATTACGCCCTCCATATCTTCAATGCCAAAACCTCTTGGTGTTGGAAATTCTGTCATGTGTTGTTTAAAATGTTAGCCCCGGAGTATTCCTGTTTACCCTTAGCGTCATCGGGGGGTATCTTGGGAACAGAGCCGGGGCTGGTATATCCTAGTAACCCTTCTTCTTCATTGGCTTCTTCTTACCCATAACTACCCCGCCTTCAATGTAGGCGTTACCTTTTCAGTATCTCCGTTAGCAAAGGTTCGTGTAGCCGCAGTATCACCTGCAAAGTAAAGCTGCCCTGCGTTTAGTGTGCTACCATCAGTAAGTACCCAACTGTTAGCACCGTTAGGGCTAGGTGCGCCGCTGAATGCACCAAACGTAACCTGATCGGCCGTTGTTGACTGGCCTCCGGTGCTAAATGTTGAATCAAACGTCGAGGTACCCCAGTCAATGCTTCCTGTGTTAATGCTCTTGGCAATTGTCTGCCTAGCATAACCGTTAGCTGTAGTGCTACCTATCTCGTTAACATTGCTTCCCGAAACAGTAGCACTCCAAACACTGTTTCTAGCCATGTTGCTACCTGTACCTACAACTGTGGTGCTAAGTGCTAGTGTCCAGCTTGCAGGTGGCGTAATGCTTCCGCTGGCACCCATCACATAGTCAGTAACCAACTGGCTCATTCTCTGAAAAGCCAAAACAGCATTCAGTTCTCTATTATGCTCAAGCGGTGTTTCCTTATGGTGCAAATGCATCCCTGGCTCGTTTAGCATTTATTCCACCGCCTTCAAAAAGCTAAGGTCTGCTTTCGCGGTTTCTTCCATCTTAAACTGGCTCTCATGTGCTTTAGGCTCAGGCACCATCGAGTTACTCATATCCCTAATGGCTGCTGCTACAGTCTGCACATGCACAACTCCCTGCATTTCACTTTCTTTAATGGTATCGTTAAATACCTTCTTTACATCGGCAACATCCATAAGCTGGTCCTCGCCATAATCAGCAGGGTGCTGGTCATAAATCAAAACGTCTTTAATTCGTTCTGCAACCCAGCTTCCAATTCTAGTTTCACCTGGGTTAAGGTCATTCCTCAGTGCGCTTTGGCTTGTACCTGGCTCACCATTAATAGCTCGCCTATGGTGTTCACTAAGCGCGCTCTGCATTTCTTCATCTGTTTCATAATAAGCTACGCTCTTATTACCCGTTTCGTAAATTATCTCTACAAACGGCATTTAATGCTCTACCTCCTTCTCTTCAAACTGCTGTCTGTGTGCTTCCGCTAGCGCGTGCGGTATTTCATCATCAATAACTGCATCTACAATGCTAATTATGCCTAATGCCGCAAGTCTTTGGCTAGCTATAGGTGTGGCAAAACGGCCACTTAGTCTTAGTAGCCGGTGTTCATCTTCAGTGTGCTCTTTGGTAGCATGAGTAGCAGCCCAATCGTCACGCCTATTTTTAGCTAGTTTCGCTATTAGGCTGTTCTCAGGCTCGTGTCCTGGTGGTACCCGTAAATCGAGCGGCCCTTGAAACACACCGCCACAGAGCCTACATGCAACGTAAGGTTTGTTACTGTCGAATACATTTTCAGGTACACCAAAAACAAGACCTGCCATAATTACTTGCTTAAGGCTTTGTACCTTACGATTAATTAGAGTCATTGCTCTTCTCTATAGCTGCAAACATTCGAGCCAAAGGATCATTGTCGTCCTTAATACTAGTTGCACTAGCAATAGCCCAAATAGTGCGAGCGGCAGCGAGCCGCGTGGTATCTTTATCGGCTCCTGTAACTAGTTCAGCTATCGTACTAAGAGCAGTAGACAAATGCTGCAATGCAAATGCCCTAGCTTTAGTTCGTACTTCGTCTTGGTTCTCATCCCCGGATATCTGTGCATCAAGCATTCCGTCAATTACACGGCGCTGTTTATTAACTAGATGCATTAGTTCCTTTTGGGATGCATCATCTTCACTTACAAGCTTATCTATCTCTGATTCATCAATGTCTTTAAACTCGTCACTCATTGGTACCTCCGCAGGTCATGGATATGGTACACGCGCGAGAGCCTATACAGGTCTCAGACTCAACTCTAAAGTATGTTACAAAATTTCGTTGTTATGGCTAAAAACATTTTAGGGGGTCAGATACATAGCGGGAGATAGTGTACCATAGTCCTATATCGCACGGATACAGTCCCTTAGCGTTTCAATAGGTCATGTGGCACCTTTCTATCAACTAGGGCTAGCGTGGCTACAGCGAGGCAAACACGGGCAAATAGAGGGTGTCCTGAGGCATAGCCGTGCCAGGGAGGTCAGACCAGGGTAGGCCGAATTCGCTAGAGGTACTCGCGCGCGGGCGTGTAACAAGGGGAAAATTTAGTAACAATCGACTCGACCAAACACAAGGAACGCCAAAAACAACCTAAGACACCTTGCAATAAGTGCGCTATTTGCGAACTATTCGGAGCCTGTAGGTTGAATTCAGGGGTTGACAGAAACGAGACTCAAACCGTTCTTCATACACACGCCAGCCGGGAGGCAGCACACAACACGCACACAAACCGACACACAACGCGAGAGGCAAGCGAAAGCCTCTAGCTAGGTTGGACGCAAAAAGCCGAAAGGCTGTAGTCCTAGAACACACGGCCTAGCGAACGCAAACAACGTGCAGGACGGATACGCACTAGTGAAACCGAACAAGCGCAAAGGGTGACACTGAGGGCTAACGGGTCAAGCGAAAACGGATAGAGACTTCCAAGTAGCTAGAAAGACCGAGCCAAGGTAAGAGCCACGCATACGCGCGAGAGTGAGAGTAACTAGAGGGGGTCATAGACCATTCAATGCGGATTATTCCGAGTAACCCTGGCTACCTACCTAGTAGGTTGAATGAGGGGTTAGGCGTCTTTTCACACAACGCACCACTAACCCGATTGGAGAATCATGGAATTCGTACTCAACGCAATGAGTGAGGCAGAGATCGCGGCAGAACTGAATCGCTCGCAGGGACGCAAGAGCGAGTGGAAGTCAGTCCTGGCGGAAATCCTCGCAAGCGAGGGTTGCGACATCACGAAGGCATTCGGCATCCGGCTCGCATTCCCCGGCCGCAAGAATGCAAGTGTTGTCGCAGGACTCCGCAAGGCTGCAAAGGATGCAAAGCACGACACGCTCACGATTCGGGTTACTCCCGATACAGACGACAGCGTGAACATCACGAATAGCGTCAAGGTCGCAGCAAGCGACAGCAAGTAACACCTTGCCTAACCCCTCATTGAGCCAACTAGGGAGGTAAAAATGGCTAGGCCGAATCGTGAAATAGGGCTAACGGTTCCGCAGGCAGTAGGGGGGCCGGTTCCGGCGTTTAGGGAGGATGGCGGAAGGCGGAAGGGTCGCAGTATGAAAAAGTATCCGAGGGGTAGCAAGCGCGGTTATGTAACCGTGGAACAAGCTATGGCTGCAAAGGCAGAACATGAAAACGTCATTTACGATTCAACGCTACGTTGTCTCGTATACAAGCGGGAGGTTTAGTTATGCGTCGAATGATTGTTATTCCGATGCTTGACCATACGACGGAGGAAGAAGCTTTTGAACTCGCTGTAGAAATACAGCAAGTGTTTCAGTTTCACTTCGGGCCGAAAGTAGTTATTAAGGTGCCCGAGGAGGATTATCAGCTTTACTGCGAAACTATTTAAAAAGGGGGTGATTTAAGTGTTTCGTTTTTTCCGATCCCGCATTTCCGTTGTAACTAGGATTTCGTGGTATACCCGTTAAGGCGATTTACGGGTGAATCTGGATTGTCACTAAGACTTTCCGATTTATCCGTAAATTTCTTTAATGTACCAATTTTTTTGTATAAGAGTGGTGGTCAAAGTAAAAAAGTTTCTTCTTAGAAGGGGTAGGGAACGTGTACCAGAAAAGAGTCCGGTAAAGTCGTTAAAATTTTTCCGGTTGACTATGACCACCACTCTTTCTTGGTACACATTCCCTACTTTGTCGAAGAAGAAACTTTTTTGGCCTCAGCGGTTTTGTTATTACGGAAAACGTCAAAAGCCGCGTTATCCCCGTTATTTCATGTCACAAAGTCATTGAATCCAATGCCCCATTATGGTACAATGGCTCGGCTTTAGCGTTACGGGAGATTGCACAGAAAGGAGGGTTATAACAATGCCCGCACGTTTTCTCCACGAAACATTCCCCCATCATGTACTCAAAGAAATGATGGAGGATACAGTGGAACTTGCTGATAGGTTCCCTGGTCTTATCGGTTACGATGTCGTTGAGCATGTTCAGTTTGTTCACGATGTCAAGATTCATCCTGATACATGCCTATATCGTGCTATCCTTGCTGCATACCGCAATGAGGATATCAACGCAGGCATGGCTTTCCTTCACTAGCTTTAAGCGGGTATATCATTCCACGGTATACCCATTTAAGGTTATCGAGGAAGGAGGTTAATTAATGGCCGAGACACAGTTTCTTTTCAACGGTGTATCCATGAGAGAAGATGATTTCATGGATGCTATCAACGCTTCTCAAGAGGCAATGATTCTTGAGGAACAAACGATCGTCAAGCACTACAACGTAGATCATGAAACTGCGAATAACATCATGTATATTCGCGGTCGATCACGTTGGACAGTAGCAAAGGAACTGGAACTAGTCGAGCGGTATCATGCAGGCAATCCAGTTTCGCACTATGAGGTTTACTCAGGCGAGTTTCTTCTCGCCTAAAAGTAAATCATCCGTTCCAGGGCTCTTTCATAGCTGTAGAGGAATGAAAGCTACACACGGATGTAAGCATTTAAGTAGACTGGAAATCTTAAATGCAAACGAAAGGAGGGATTGAGATTAAAGGGAAATGGATAAAGCCAACTGACACACTGATCCATCATGGAGAGCATGAAGTCACGAAAGTAACTCCTATGGGCAGGCGTGTTGTAGTTAAGTGCAAGGGGATCATGTTTAGTCTCGATCCCGAAACTCACTATCGAGTGAGGCCATATGAAAGTAATCGAGTGTGATAAAAGACCTACTCCCTCGGGTTACACAAAAGAGGGATATGCGTACTATCGTTTGGATGATATGCCTGACGATTGTGCGTTTTGCAAAAGGCCCATTGCATTGCATGAGCCTGTTAGTAAAAACCGTCGAAACCGTTGGCGTTAGTTTAACATGAGCATATCTTCAAATTGAGGGTATGCTCTTTTAAGCTAACTGCGAAAGGAGGGTATTATGGGCACTATCGAGATTAAGTGGGGCCTCGGTAATATTAAGTATCGAGGCATTCGCCAGAACATTAAGCTCTGGCATCTGCTTATCGACGGTCATACGATTGGTAGTTACCTTAGCGAGAAGTCTGCTAAGGCAGCAGCGTATGACTATCTAAAGAAGAACCCTCAGAAGATTCACGATACAACGATTAAGTAGAGGGGAGGTTTAAACGATGACCGAGCAGCAAGTGTTTAGCGCATTGCGTAAGGTAATAGCGGATTGCGATAGGTTGCAAGACACCTATCCGCCATGCCAACTACGCGAAATGCTCACACAAGACGGTTACAATAACGCCGAGTGTGACGAAATAATCACCTACTGTGCCGATAACGGATTTAACTATTGCATTGATCCGATCATCAGGCATAAAGATGGTGAGTATTGCCCCAAGTTTGCAAGTTATTGGGGACCAGATCAACTTAAGAGTCGGATTGATTGGCTCGTACCTCGCACTTAAGATGGAATTCTTCATCGAACCGATAACTGACGAAGTTGAAATTGCTAAGTATTTGGGTGAACCAAATCAAGCAATTAAAGCTGAAGTCGATGCTGCAATAGCTAAAGCACTTAGCAGATTTGAGGAACACTTTGATCGAAAGTTTACGCCCCCTGTGGTGCTTTATGATCTAGTAGGGCATACTGCGGGATGGGCTATTGGTATGCATACGATACGCTTGAATATCGAATGCTTATACAACGAGTACCATGACGATATGATAGAGCGTATCGTACCGCATGAAATAGCTCATATTGTGCAAACAGTTCTTTATCCCGATAGTAAACCGCATGGTGGGGAATGGCAATACCTTATGCACATACTAGGTTTGCCAGCGGATAGAACGCATAGCTTTAAAACAAAAGCAGCGCGTAAACACCCTAGACCATACATTTACCGTTGCTATTGTAAAGAGCGGCCTATAACACAGCGTTTGCACAACAGAATCCAAAACGGGAGTGGACACTACTGCACAAGTTGTAGAGGTACACTTACCTTTGTAAGAAAGGAGGATTAAGTGCAGACTTACCATGTAACGGGAGTCGATGTTTACGGCAAACGATTTAAGATCGTAACAGACAATGCCATTCACGCATTCGGCATTAACCTTTTTCGAGGCTCAGTTTGGGAAGTTGACAAAAATGGAAAACGCAAACTACTCCGCAGGGAACCATAGTTTAACTGAGGGTATTTAACGATACCCTCTACTAAGCTATGCAACGAAAGGAGGATAGAAAAATGGAGGGAACCTACACTCGTAGTCTCCCCGATTACGGTCATCTTATGACTGTTGAGGATTTCCGTAATGCAGTTAAAGAAAGAAGCTTTATCGACTACGATGGATTCGGTTATGCCGCCAAACCTATTGACGGTATGATGAGGATGGAAGCTTCCGGGCATACTATTTATCCATCCCGTGTTGATCGAATTCCGAACGATGCAACTCATATCGTTTGGTTCAACAAGTAGGGAGAAGTCATGTTCAGCCTACCGAGAGTAACATCAACGGAGTTGGAAGGAACATACGAATACACCAACTACGATGATGAGAAAGTCAAGTTTACGGTTAAGGGACACTACGATATCTCTACTATTCCAATGAGTAGAGGATTTCAAACTGTTCTGTTTCGTAGAGAAGGTGCAGTAGGCCCAAACCAAATTGAACTTTGGTATTACGATGGGCACCCTACTCCTGAGAAAGTTAATGAATTGCTCAGGAATGGAGAGTTCTACAAATGGTAGATAATATTAGAGTTATCTGCGGATTGATTGCATGGGCCGGAATAGTCTGGATGCTCGGACTACTCATGGCAAAGTATCTACTAAAGAAATAGGAGGTGAATAAACATGGAGCGTAAAGAACTCGTTGATTTGATCTTGAATCATCCGAACGTCGTCAAGAACAAGACGAATATCAAGGTAACAGTAAAGGCAGGTAAGTGATGATCTATAAATTGGAAGTGACTCGGATTCGATTGAGATTCTTCTATAGACTTAGTCGAATCAATCTACGATGTTGGCGCAAACTAGTTTGTATCTATCTTGCTGGTAGGTTGGTGAAACTGGCATTTCGCATTAGTCCTGACCTCATGAAAACTATGGGTTATCGTGGCTAATTGGGACGATGGATACAGGGCACCATTGAAGGGAGTTAGTAACGTGGAAGAATTTACTGATATTGATGCAGAACAGCTTTTGCATTTATTGCATCGGTATGTAACAACATACACTCCCGATCTTCCGCAGACAATTCCTGCAATGGCGGAGGATTTGGCAATGAGTATGGATGAGACAACTGATCTTGCTGATAAGTGCAGACGAGAAATCGAGCAGGCTTACTATGCCTAAGCTACTGACAAGTCAAGAAAAGCATGAATTGGTTTACATTCCTGCTGCATTGATTCATCCCACAGTGGCTATTGCGAGTCACCAACTCCGCAAGTTGGTAGAAAAGATCACAGCATGAAGATCATCACGAATAACCATGCTCGTGATCCTCTTTATTGGCATGAACTTACAGATAAAGAACGAGCAAAGTTTGATTACTATACTGAGGAAAGACTTTCTCAGGAAGATCCAGAATTCGTAAGGTACAAAGGTGAGATTTACGACCTCAATGATGTTGAAATGATAAGAGGTTATCAACCAGAAGAATTCCGCGATTGGGATGGTATCGTAACCGAAACATTCTTTAGCGGAATCCTCTTTAAGTTCATCCAGTACGGTAGTGAAGAAGAAAGGGCAGTAGTTTGTGGGAGGTACTATACTTAACGAAGGGAGGTTTACCAAA